TTCTTTACCCATCGTTCTGCCTTGTGATACCAAGGGTCTACACCTTTACCAAAGGTTTTTTCAAAGGAGAATAGCACCTATTAAAATCCCTTTAGCGAAAGCAAGACAATGTATTTGATAGTCTGACAACTTATATTTATCTTGAAATTTTTTTATAAGGTTTTTATCCCATGTCACAAATGAGATGAAAGATTTTTTAAGATTAAAATTCCACATGTTATCTTCGTGTTGATTGGTTTACGTTTCTTACCTCGTACAAGGTATATCTAAAAGTTGCTGTTGCTGTAAAGTATGTAGAGTCTGTAGAAGTTACATCAAAAGGTAATGATGATAAGTTTATAGGGAACACTGATTTAAAAACTACATCAAAGTTTGCAAGGTTATTGTTATTCAATATTTGCAATGTTGCATCTGAGAATCGTGGATCTTGATTAGTTCCTCTGGTAATGTTTTCTTGATTCCAATTATATCTATCCTCATATTCACCTGGTGTAGACAGTGCTCTCATCCAGTTATGTATCTCCATATAATTCTTTAAGTCTTCATCCACTATAAACTCTATAGTCAAATCTTCATATGATGCTGTACTTTCTACTGGTATTGTTACGAAACCACGTGTAGGTATTTCAATATTACCTGTCGTAAATGCAGGTATATTTGCTTTCTGACATAAGAAAGATGTTTTCTTTGCTCTATCCAATAGGAATAAAAATCCTATAGGAGATAGAAAGTTTTTATTAGTCAGTTGATCTTGATACCAATTTGCCATTTTATCCGTTGATGTTTTCCAACCATGATGTAGAGATATATTTTGGTCCTGTTAAAGGAGGTAATCCTCTATGAGTATGGGTAAACCCTGCTGGCCAAATCAATACTTGTCCTCTTTTGGGTTTGTATCGTTTATGAAGATAGAGAAATTCTGTTTCTCCTCCTTCAAAATCATCATTGAGATACATCATAGTTGCACACAATCTACGATTAGTTCCCATAGAACCATTCTCAGAATGCCATGCATGATAACCTTGACCAGGTTCAGTCTTTTGTACATTCAAATATACTTGTTGATATCTAAATTGCAATAGACTTTCGTACTCATCAATGTATAATTCTAAGCACTCACCTACAACTTCGTTGTATTGTTTCATCCATTGGTATCCACAAGCATGATCTAATATGAAATCTTCCGTAGCAAGACACTGGTCTTTACGTTGATTTGCTCTACGTTCTTTACCAAAGATACCTTTGCGGTTAAACGTAGCACCACATTTCTTTTGATATTCCCAATAGTCGATTATAGGTTGAGTTTGATATTGCGTATCGTAGATACCAATAAAATCCTCGTACCTCACATCATCTATCATAATTAAGTATACTCTATGAATATATTTAGACACAAAAAAAGAGTGTCTATTCACAGACACCCCTCCCCTTTTCACACGTGTAATAATATTTAGTATAAAAAAACACCCTTTCGGGTGTTTTAATCTTAATTCTTCCTTAAGAGAATTACATTAGGTTCGCAACTTGAACTCTTCTGTAGTACTTATTAGCGTTAGCTGTAAGTGCTCCAGATCCCTGTGTTAATCCACCTGAGAATGGGTTAGAAACCATACCGTAACGAGTCTTGAAACCAATTTTTGGTTGGAAGGTGTTAGGGTTGATTGCTCTAACTTGCTGTAATGGAACGTAAGGACAGTAGAATAATCCTGCGTCATAAGGTGATGTACCTTTGTATCCTGCAACGTAGAAGTGCTTATCACTTACGTTTGAAGAATATGGGTCAACATAAACCTTGATACGTCCGTTTAGAGTACCAACAAGTGTAGATGAAGTATCGTCTACTCCTGTTAATGCACTGTTGCCTTGAAGACCAGGTGCATAGTCAAGTACTCCTGCCATTCCGAGAGCAGATGCAACGTCTGCAGAGCAGATCAAAATGTTGCCCTTCCCACGTCTTGTCTCTTGTCCGATAGCGTTAGCGTCTCTTTCTATCTGGAATAATAGTCCCTTGAATTTCTCAACTGACCATCTACCATTAGAGTCAACGTCTAAGTCGAAGATTCCGTCTGTAGCAGTGTTAGCGATAGCACCTTTAACAGCGTTCACATAGATTGTTCTGACAACTTCTCTGTTGATTTCAGCAAGTATCTCTGTTGAGAGAATGTTTGCTAATTCAGATTCAGCGTCCAATCCGTGAATTGCTTTAAGGTCTTGAGCCATCTCTATGCTGTACTCTGCCTTTAATGCTCTGGATTTAGCAGTAACAGTTACCTTCTCAATGGAGAAACCCATTTCTCTGAAGGCTGTTGAAGCAGATGAATCATCTAAACCTTCAGCAGTTGCTGTTGCCATACCTGTAGCATCACCAGTTACTTCATAGTCTCCTGCAGGAGAGTCGTTAAGTAATCCTGGGTTTGCACCTTCAGCATCGTTTACAGCAGAAGAAGTAGCAGTAGGATCGTAGTTTGATAATCCTGTACCAGCTCCACCTGTGAAACCTGCGTTAGGTTCGTTGAATAGTGCTTCTCTGAAGTCACTGTTTGCAGGTCTACGCTCTGAACCGTAGAATGATCTCATTGCGAAGATAAGACCTGTAGGACCTGTCATTGGTTGAACACCTGCAACATCATATGCAATGAGTTGTGGCATTGAACGTCTGATTAGACTGATCAAAACTGGGTCGAAACCTGCAACAGGACCAGTAGCGGTATCGCCTGTGGTATAACCTGTAGTCTGAAGAGTCTCGTTAAGAACTTGACCTTCTTCCTTGATTGCGTTTTCTTGGTTTTCTAAGAGTTGTGCAACTACGCCTTTTTTATATGAATCTTTGATTTCAGGAACTGATTCGTGATTCAATACGGGTGCCCACTTCTCTTGGAGTTGTTGTATAGACATTTTTGTCTTTTCCTTTTTGAAAGTAGTTTAATTTACAATTATTTGGACCAACGTGCTAGTGCATCTACGTACTTGCCCATAGTGCCAGACACAGTGGATTCTACCAATGGTGCTGATGCTTCCTCTGTGGGTTCAGTTGCTTTTTCGGCAACCTCAGCCTTACGAGTGAAGTATGATTCCTTGATAGTTTCGATCTTCTTACGAAAATCTTCTTCATTTTCAAACTCAACACCCTCTGCTAAAGATGCTAGCTTCTCCTTTTGGGTTTCAGCAAGACCTGCAGCTGCGTCGTTCACAATTTCCATTTTACTATAATCACCAATTTGCTTGTTCAAAGCAATATTAGTGTCTATTTGTTCGTTGAGCTTTTTCTCCATCTCATCAAGTTCTCCTGTCATTCCATCTAACAGGTTGAACTTCTCTTCGGGAACAGTAAAGTTGTGCTCCACATAGAGATCTTTTAGACCATTGAAGAACGACTCTGCCATCTCATTCTTTATGCCATGTTCAACAGCGAGAGAATTCTCCTCGATCCACTGTTTAGTAGCATAAGAAACGTAGTCGTCTACCTTCTCGGCCAATTCTGTTTTGATTTTTTCGACTTCTTCAGTCAGAGACTCTTCAAATGCCTCTTGCAACGCTTTAGTTTCTTCGTTGACTCTTGAAGTAACTGCTGCTTCAAAAATTGTCGCTGCTTTTACTCGGAACTCTTCTGAGAGTTCTTCACCAGAGACAAGAGCGTCAACATCTTGACTAAAGTCATACTTGGTTTCAACTTCTTCTTCTGAGATAGTTTCTTCATTAGATTCAGTTTCCTCCATCTTTGCGGACGCATCACTTGGTTTAGTGGAAGGGACAGGTGCCTTACCTACAACTGATGATGCAGATTTACCTGCGTTCTTAGTTCCCTTCGCTCCTTCCATCGAATCAGAAGTGACAGATATCACTTTAGAAGCACCACCTTTAGAGGTGTCCATTGATTCGCCAGGTTTTGCGTTTTTAGTTACAGGATTGGAACCTTCGGTCACTTCTTCCATGTTATCTAATTCCTTTTCGAGGGTTTCAGCCATTTGTTTTAACTCCGTTAAATTTATACGTTGCTGTTTTATATATTTATTTATACTTATAAACTCTTTAAAAACTTACTGAACGCGGAAATCTTCCTTTCCTGCAAGTTTCTAAGTGTTGCTGTGTCAATTTCTTTCTTTATTTCAGCAACAGCAGACTCTTTAAGTATGCCATTATCCCAAATCCATTCCTTTCCTTCCATGATACCATCGACAAAAGCGTCAGGTGCTGAAGGATCGGCAACGATATCAGCAGCAGTTGCTAACATGAAATCGTCTTGGACTACATTACAAGCAGATTCTTTCTTTAAAGAACCCATACCTCTGGAAGAAACTCCGAGACTTACACCCTCATCGAGTAAAGACTTTGCAATTTTTCCGTTTGGTGTATCAAGTATTTTCGCACGACCAATGAAGTTGTTACCATCTTCACTAAGACGTTCGATTTTGTGAGAGACTCTATCTAAGTTGATCGAAGGACCTTCTGGATGACCGAGTTCTCCAAGAGCTCTACCTTTCATGATGAAATTTTCATCATACTTAGCGACTTCTCTCTGCAAAGTTCTGAACGGATACATACGTCCATTCTTATTTGCGATTTCAGACTGTAAAAATATACCCTCTATGAAGTAATTTTTTTTACCGTTCTTTTCTTCTGACAGAAATTTTACTTCTGTAAGTTCTTCAGCTATCAGTCTCATCTT